AGTTAGAAAAGATAAGTAAGATAAAAGCGCACCCGGATAACCCTAGGGTAATTAAAGACGTAAAATTTAAGCTTTTAGTACAGTCAATTATAGACTTTCCTGAAATGCTTGAAAAACGCCCCCTAGTAGTTAATGAAGACTTACAGGTGTTAGGAGGTAACATGAGGCTAAAAGCTGCTAAGGAGGCCGGACAAAGCGAAATATGGATAGATATTGCCGAAGGTTGGAGCAAAGAAAAACAAAACGAATTTATTATAAAAGATAATTCAGGCTTTGGCGAATGGGATTGGGAGGCTTTGGCTAATAATTGGGATGTAGAAGATTTAAATAATTGGGGATTAGACTTGCCGCCAATGGGACAGATAGCAGAAGAAAGAAACCCCCTAGCCGAAACCTTTACAGTTCCGCCGTTTAGTGTTTTAGATACCCGTCAAGGTTATTGGGTTGACAGAAAAAAGGTGTGGAAGGATATAATAAATGATAATGGCGAAAGCCGTGTCGGTGTTTTAGCAGATAAAGAAAGTTTAATGGGTAGCCTTAACGATGGCGTTTCAATACTTGACCCTGTTTTAGCAGAAATTGCGAATAAATGGTTTGGAATAAAAGACGGTAATACTTTTGATTGTTTTTCGGGTGGCGCTTTTGGTTTTGTTTCTGATTATATGGGAAGCACTTTTACGGGTATTGAGTTACGACAAGAACAAGTTGATTTAAATAACGCTAGGCTAACCAGTAAAAGAAGTAAATATATATGCGATGACGGACAAAATGTATTGAAGCACGTTAAAGAAAAAAGTCAAGACTTATTATTTAGTTGCCCGCCATATTATGATTTAGAAGTGTATTCTGACCTTCCAAATGATGCTAGTAACCAAGCCAGTTATGAAGATTTTTTAAAAATATTAGATAAAGGATTTACAGGTGCTGTAAAGTGTTTGAAGGATGATCGTTTTGCTTTTATTGTTGTGGGCGATATAAGAAATAAAGAGGGAGCTTATTACAGATTCCACGACCACGTTAAAGACATTTTTACTAACGCCGGAATGGTTTTATATAACGAAATGGTCTTAGTAGAATCTTTAGGCACTTTACCACAAAGAGCAAGAAGATATATGTCAAGTCGAAAGATAGGCAAATGCCATCAAAACGTTTTTGTCTTTTACAAAGGGAATATAAAAAACATAAAAAGCAATTACGATAAACTAGAAATAGTAATTGAAAATGATATATAAAAAAGCATAATACGTTCTTTATTTTATTTGATTTTCCTTAGTCAAATTTTAACTAGCAGTTTATATGCTTCTGCTAAAAATAACATGAGAATAACATGGCAAACAATGAAAATTTAAAACCTTTTGAAAAAGGAAACACGCTAGGCAAAGGCCGGCCCAAAGGTTCTAAAAACAGGGCTACAATAGTTCGGGAGTTAATGGACATAACGCAAAACCTAAAGAACCCAATTACGGGCGAATATCAAATGTTATCGCAAGAAGCATTAGGAACGCTAGCAATGATTAATAAGATGCACAAAGGCGACGTATCGGCGTATAAGGCCCTAATGGATTCCCTTTACGGAGCAGTTAGACAAACAATGGAATTAAGCCAAGCGGAGCAACCTATTTTTAAACAACTTGATATAGATGTTATTACAGACTACGGCCCAGACGAAGATAGCGAGATTACGTAAACGGGTTAGGATTGTACAAGGTGGCACTTCGTCATCTAAAACCTTCTCTATATTACCTTTATTAATTAACTACGCTATAACGCACCCTAATAGCGAAATAAGCATTGTATCGGAATCAGTACCGCACCTAAAACGTGGGGTAATACGAGACTTTAAAAAGATAATGCAATGGACAGGAATTTGGATAGACGAAAAATATAACCGGTCTTCAATGACCTATAACTTTTCTAACGGTTCTTGGATTGAATTTTTTAGTTGTGATAACCCGTCTAAATTAAGGGGAAGCCGCCGCCACGTTTTATTTATAAACGAATGTAATAATATACCGGACGGCTTTGAAGCTTATCAACAAATGGCAATCCGAACGTCAAAATTCATTTACTTAGATTATAACCCTACTGGCGAATTCTGGGTTAATACAGAATTAGAAGGCCAAAGGGATACCGAAAAAATAATACTTACTTATAAAGATAATGAAGCTGCGCCCGAGGCTGCAGTACAAGAAATACTAAAGGCCAAACGCAAAGCCGAAACAGGAAACAAATTTTGGTTAAATTGGTTTCGTGTCTACGGTCTTGGCCTGCAAGGTAGACTTTCCGGCGCTGTATATGAAAACTGGGAAACGGGAGCGTTTCAAACTATAGGCAAAACCGTACTAGGTCAAGACTTTGGATTTTCAAATGATCCTTCAACGCTTTTAAAAACTAACATAGATAAAAAAAATAAAATTATTTATGTACAAGAATGTTTTTACCTAACAAAATTAACAGCTACCCAATTAGGGGACTTAAATAAGAAGCACGCCGGCAATGATTTAATTGTAGCAGATTCAGCCGACCCCCGCTTAATTAATTCACTAAAACAGTATTGTAATATAGTACCCGCTATTAAGGGCCAAGGTTCTATTATGTATGGAATAGCCATGATACAGGATTACCAATTAATAATAGACCCCGCTAGTAAAAACCTTATTAACGAATTGCAAAATTATATATGGCTTGAAAAGAAAAGCCAAACCCCTATTTCAAAATACGACCATTTGTTAGACGCATTGAGGTATTCCGTTTCCTATCAGTTAGAAAACGAACACTTAGGCGAATACGCTATTTGGTAGATAACAAAACTAAAATTAATTGTTTAATAGATATGGATATACAAATTCAGCTACCCGAAACCCTAAACGAAATAACATTAGAGGCGTATATGAAATACGTTCCGATGTTAGAAGATATTGAGGACGAAAAGTTTTTACTACAAAAAACGGTTGAAATTCTTTGCGACTTGCATTTAGACACGGTTAGAAAAATGAAGCTAACAAGCATTGAAGAAATTACAGAACACTTAGGCCAAGTATTAGAACAGAAGCCCAAGTTTAAAAATACCTTTTGGCTTGACGGTATTGAATACGGTTTTTGTCCACGCTTAGACGATATAAGCTTTGGGGAGTACATTGACTTAGATACATACTTAACAGACGCTAACAACTTAGATAAAGCCATGTCAGTTTTATACAGGCCCATTAAAGGCAAGGTAGGCGATGAATATACTATAGAAGATTACGACGGTAAAATTAACAGCAAAATAAAAAAGATGCCGATGGGTATTGCTTTGGCCGCTGTTTTTTTTTTCACAAATTTAAGTCAGGAATTATTGATGCATACAGCGACTTATTTTCAGGAAATGGAGATGACTCAAACGCAAGCGGAGACTTCAATAATCGATGGGGTTGGTATCAAAGCCTCTATTCTCTTAGCTCGGGACGAATTGACAAGTTTGACCAAATTGCAAAATTACCTCTAACCCAAAACCTAACATGGCTAACATTTGAAAAGCAAAAAAATGAAATTGAGAAAGCAAACATTAGAAGACATAGACATTAATATTATAAAGCAGATTTATAACATGGTCGAACCCGAAGAAGAATTAACACTATCTGCGGGTTTTAATAGCTGCATAATTGGAGTTACTGCGGGCCAACCTAGACGCATTATATACGATTATTATAAATGCGTAGAAGTGGTAATGATTGAAGAAAAAGAATTTACTATAGACGAAGCTTGCGACTGGGTCGAAACCCATGTTACAATAGACGTTGGCATAAATACGCCCATTTTTATTAAGCCTGTAAACGAATTTATAAAGGAATGAATACATTATACAAAGTCGTAGATGACATAAAGCAAATATTAGAAGCCGAACCAATGGTAAAGACTGTTACCTATGGAGACATAGACGACATTGATTTATCTAAACCTATTTACCCTTTGGCCCATACCATGATAGGAGACGCTACAATCCAAGAACGCACTATAGTTATAGACATGGTTCTTATTTTAATGGACGTAGTAACCGTTATTGATGGAAAGCCAAACGAATTAGACGTATTAAACACCCAATTAAATATAGCTGCAAGGTTTGACGCTATTTTAAAACGAAACATTTTATATAAAAATGGTTATGAATTGCAAGGCGATATTCAATGCGAGCCATTTAACGAACGGTTCGAACAAAACGTTTGCGGCTTTACTTGTTCTTTTCAAATTGCTTTAAAAAATGAGATGACGTCATGCTAGATTGGGAACTTAGTATCGGATTTTATCCGGGCCTTGTAATTGGCTTTAGAGAATACGACCAAGGCAGCTTGACAGACTATGTAATATACCTCCCTTTAATCGAATTGTGTTTAACCGTATATAAGGACTAAATGAGATTAACCCGCTTTAAAGACGTTATAAATGCTTTTGCGAAAAAGGTATTAAAAGACGCTAAAAAGTCAGCAGCTAAAAAAGGTTGGGGGTTGGCTAAAAAATTAAAAGCTAGTTCTAAATTAAATGAAAATTCTTTTGAATTACAATTTGAACCGGGTTATGCTAAATGGGTAGACGAAGGGGTTAGCGGAGTAGACAAAAAAAGAGCTACGCCCAATAAGTTTAAACGAAAAGGCGGTAAAGGTTCTTTTAAAGGGATGCCACCTACTGCAGCTTTTGATACTTGGGCCTTAAAAAAATTAGGTGCATTAAAGAGAAACAGACAGGGCCAAATACAAAGCCGTAAATCTTTAAAGTTTGCCATAGCGGTTAGCGTATGGAAAAAAGGAATTAGACGGTCTTTATTTTTTACAAGGCCTTTTAAGAAATACTATAAAGAATTAAATAATGATTTACTAGATGTTTTTAACCTCGAGGTTGAATCTTTACTAGACCAAACCTTTAAAGATGCCGTTTCAAAAGACAATAAAAAAGCTGCTAAAAAGGCTGCTAAATTTAATTAAGATTATGAGTAGAAAAATAAATGTAAGAAGCCCCTTTTACCTGTTTATAGATGACAGCGGTTTGAATACGGCCACAAATACAACGACAACTACAACGACAACGACAAGTACGACAACGGCTGCACCTGTAGCGGGTACGACTTTTGGTTGCCCTACGTTAACAGGTGGCTCAATTTCACAAAGTGGAACTATAACAGACCCAACGCCGTCGAGTGGTACAATAGTTGGGAAGTCCGAATCCTACCAAGGCGCTTTAATCACTTCTGTAGCTGCAAATAATGGGGTTAATAATTATAATAAAACATTATATTTTAAAATACTTGTTCCAACAAATTCTAATTACACAAATTCAGCGGGCTATATTTGGTGTTCAAAACAATTTAGCCAAACGACTACAACGTCCACTACAACGGCAAGCCCTAACCAAGCGCCGACTTGGGTATGTAGTACGGGCCAATTAACAGGCGGGTCAATTTCGGGTAGCGGTTCGGTTTATTATCCGTCAGTAACAGGCGGTTCTATAACTGGTTTTTCTTTAACTAACAATGGAACAATAATCCAAAACGTAACGGCTAATGGTTCAAGTACAACTAATTCAATTACTATCTGGTTTAAAGTATTAATTGGAAGTTCTTATTATAACGCCGGTTCTTCTGTTTGGTGTTCTAAAGTATTAACCCAAGCTACAACGACTACGGGAACGACTACCCAAGCCACGACAACCGCAGACCCTTATAATTATTATTTCGCTCGGGGTTGTTCCGGGACTAATTACGCATCCAACGACATAGTTATTAGAACGACTACAGCCCAAACATTTAACGGCGGCGAAACGACAGGGGCTGCAGTCTTTAATATTTTCGGTTCTTGCTTTTACATTTATGACGATGCAACGGCTGCAGAACACGCATCCAACGCCGGGGACTTAAATAGTCAAACGGTTTACAATGCTATAAATTCAAGCTGTTCGGCTTGTACTGGAAGCGGCTCGACTACAGCGTCTACGACAACGACAACGACTTCGGCAACCGCCGGAAGTAGTACTTATTATATATCATCGGGTAGGTCTAGCCTAAGCGCATTTTGTGGGGTAATGTCGCAAGTAACAAACAGCGTATCTAGTAACGGTTCGACTGTAGCAAATTCACTTAATCAAACGGTTTGGGATAACGGTTCGGCATTTAGCGGGTCTAGTCAATATTATATAGTTTTTGATAGCCCTTATCAATACGAAGGCGCAACTTCTTTTACATGGTGGCGAATTGCATCAAATGGAGTTGTAATAAGTAACGGTACTTATACGTCATGTACTGGAACAGGGAGTAATAACGGCGGCGGTAATATGTATTAAAAAAGAATTATGATATACTTAATGGCCCAACCCGCTGTAAAATATTACGCTTGGCAAATTGATGTTTCGATTAGGTCAATGTTAGAACAAAAAGTAAAGCCCGAGCAAATACATATCGTTTCGGGTTTACAAAATGGCGTTAAGCATGAAGATTTTAACACCCTTGAAACAATGTTTCCCGCTGTTAATTTTAATTACTACCATGACAACCGAAAAGACTTGACCTATGCCCCTTCAATTAGGCCGCATATACTAAAAAAGCATTGGCGAAAGTTTCCCCAATTAGAAAGCGAACAGGTATTTTATATGGATGCTGACGTTTGTTTGGTTAGGCCCTTAGATAAAACAAACTTTAATAGTAAAACTTGGTTTTTATCCGATACGGTTTCTTATATCGGACACGACTATATAAAAGGCAGAGACGAACGATTTTTAAAGCTGTTTGCCGATATAGTCGGAATAGATGAAAAGGCCATTAGAAGCAACCAAAACAATTCAGGCGGCGCGCAGTATGTCATGAATGGCCTAACAGAAATTTTTTGGGAAAAAGTTGAAAAAGATTGCGTAGAAATATATAAAAAAGGCGAAGAATTAAACGAAGTAATAAGGTTAGAAAATCCTGAATGGTATCCGTTACAAATTTGGACGGCGGATATGTGGGCCGTATTATATAACGCTTGGTATTTTGGACACGAAACAAAGGTCGACCCGGAATTAGAATTTACTTGGGCTACAGATCCAAAAAAATATATAGGAGAAAGAAGAATTTACCATAACGCCGGCGCGACTAGCGACCATGAAGGAATTTTAATTAAGTCCGATTATATTAATGAAACGCCTTTTGGCAAAAAACTAAAAATTAACAATGACTTCGCCGGGGCTTGGTACTATTCCAAAATCCAAAAGGCTAGCAAAGAAACACTTTTAAGATAATGGCAATCCATACAAAGGCTTTAATTAATATTTATATCTACCAAGGTACTTTAGCTTCTTATACAGACGCAG